CATATGAGTGGCCCTCGGGCCCCAGTACGACAGGGTACTGAGATGAGTTCCCCTCATCGCCGAAAACGAGTTGCTGCTGGGAAGAAGGCCCAGCCCGGTGACGGTCAAATCACCGCAAACGAAAAACCTTCAACGGTTCGGGCCCGTAAGACCCAAGGAGGCATACCCCAGCCTCAGTCTACAAATGGGAAGGATTTTCCCCGTCGCCACCCAAAGAACACCCGAGGTTGGCAGAAGGTGGAGCGCAAAGTCTCGTACAACACTCTTGTGCGGGAGATAACCTACCTAAGGGTGAAAATCGCAGAGCTGGAAAAGAACATGCGTCCAGTTCTGAGTGGAGGAGGCAAGTCCGCCGAATCCACTCGTGGAGTCAGAGGCAAGGCTTTGAGTCTTGGCTGCAAGCAGTCCAACCCAGCCAACGGGCGTATGACGCCTACGTCTGGGAAACAACGGAGTGCGAGTACTGGCGACACCGTGACTCGTGTCCAAGATGCCACAGCACGGAGGTCACCCGGTGCGCAGCGGCGCCATACAGGTTGCCGAGCGGATACCATGTATCCCTTGCCCCCCTCTGGTGCTACACCTGCGAGCGAACCTTCATCGCACCGTGGAAGTTCCAAACTAGGGAGCGTGAAACAAATGGCTGTGTCAGAGGTTTCACTGACTCCCAGTTACGCGAGCGTGCTAGACACTCCACCTAAACCCACCAAGAAGGCCCCGCTAGTTGGTGGTGCATCCTTAGCTGCAACTAGGCAAGTGGCGACACTTGTCGAGAACAAAGATCCTGTGTTCGCAGCTAACACCAAGATGCTTGTTCGGGAGGGCATTCCCAGGAGTGCCAAACAAGCAGCACAGCGCAGTAAACATGTTCTGACTGATGCTGACCTACACTTTTACCTCTTATCTGAGTTCGCGTTCATACCAAGAACCAATGATGTCTTTAGATCAATGGTCATCAAGGCTAAGTCATATATGCGAACCTTTGATTTGAGCAACTACACCCAAGAGGAGGTGTACCGTATCATAATGCGCGCAGTTCGATCAGCGTTGCCTATTCCAACTGAGGAGGCCATTATACGACAGTCTCTAAAGAATGATGCGGTTGTTGAGGAGATGACCAAAACCTCGGAATTGGTCAACGAGGGCTTTGTAGGCCACAAGTTTACCATTAAACCATGGAAAATGAGTAGTCCTTTCAAACAGCCCACCCAACTTCCCAAGAAAGTTTAGGACAGCACGTTGGAAGCAGTGTGTGTTGGGGAGCAACCCAAATTACCAACCTTGCCCCAATCCACTGTAAGCGCACCAACATGTGCTTGTGAGTGTTCAAGAGTCACTACAAAACTCTTTTCCTTTAGCCCAGACATTGTTCCAAGTAATGTCTGGACCCATAAATCCTGTGTCTGCAACGTGAGGGTTGCTCTCAACCACAGACATCAGCTGGACACCGGCGCACGGTACACTAGCTCATTGGATTTGTGGGCTGTTCTAAAGCCCTGGGTTAAACGCATGGACCCAACCTCGATGGACGCAATAATAAGGCACGCGACTTCGAGGAAACGTAAACTACTCCTTCAGGCGAAAGAGTCTCTCCTCCATAGTCCTGTCACGGTCAAGGATTCGAGGGTGCGGATGTTTTTAAAGGATGATAAATATCATACCTTGAAAATAGGCGCCCCACGATGTATACAGTACAGGTCTAAGAGATATTGTCTTCCTTTAGCCACCTACCTACACCCATTGGAGCAGTATGTTTACACTTGGAAGGACTCCTCGGGCTCACCAATCTTTGCTAAAGCCCGTAATCTAGTACAACGCGGAGAGGACATTGAACATAAATTCAACTACATGGTTCGTCCTGCTGTGATAAGTCTTGACCACAGCAAGTTTGATTGCCATGTTAACAAACAACTGCTGGAGTTGGAGCATAAGTTTTATAACAGTTGCTTTCACTCCAAGCAATTACGTGATATGCTTAAGTGGCAGAAACGTAATGTTGGCAAAACGTCCAATGGAGTTGAATACACAACCATGTTCACACGTATGTCAGGTGACCAGAACACCGGTTTGGGAAATAGTTTAATAAACTATGCTATGACTGCAACATTGTTAGCCGGAATCAAACATTGTCTTTATATCGACGGTGATGATTTTCTAATCTTTGTTGAACGTGAGGATGTAGATAAGGTCAACCACCAAGCATACGAACAATTTGGAATGTCCACCAAACTAGATAACATTGCTTATGAGATCGAGCAAATTGACTTCTGCCAGTGCAGACCAGTCTTTAATGGGAGTTCCTATACGTTGGTACGTAGTCCTTTTAGAATGTTGGAGCGTGTTCAGTGGGGAGTAGGTAAATTTTCAAAATCCTACATCCCTCGCTACCTAACATCCATTGGCCAGTGTTGCTTAAGCCTGGGGATGGGCTTGCCCGTTGAACAGTACATTGGCCAACAGTTAGCCTCGTTTAACAGCAAACGGAAGGTCATAACTGATATGCACTACATTGCCAACAAAATGCCTTATAGGGTAGGGAGGGCACGGGTAGTAGAGCCCACACTACAGACCCGCCTATCCTATGAACGTGCCTGGGGACTATCTATCCCCCTCCAGAAGGAATTGGAATCGGTTTCAGTCACCCTAGATGTCAAGGTGCAGAAACTGGTGTACCCCCAGTATGGTGAAACGAGTATTAGCACCGAAGAGGGTTACAATATCCCGTTCTGGAGCCTCCGGGCGTAGACAAAACAACAATGGTAACGGCAACGGTGGACCGAAAACACCACTGTTGCCTGTGGGAGTCAACAACAAGGCGACAATGCCCCAAGGCATGCAAGGTTTCCGCTTTCAAGGTGAGGAAACTGTGGTGGTTAAGACCGTAACAACTTCGACCGCTGGAGAGATCTTATATAACAGACTCATCACACCGCAAATGGTGAGACGTCTCTCCGTTTTGTGCTCCGCGTTCCAACGCATAAAGTGGCATGAATGTAAGCTGCGGATCGTTCCACTCAACGGCTCAACGACAACAGCTGGTTACACAGCTGGCGTTATTGAAGATCCTGAGTTAACGGTTCCAGCAGAAAAGTCGGGCATTATAGAGTTCTTAACCGCGTTGCGCGCCACTGTTGTTAGACAAGCTTGGGTTGAAGATAAGACCGGGATGCAGGTTCCAGTAAGTTCTAGACCAGAGATGTTCACACAAGTAGGAAGTGATGTTAGGCGTTTCTCCCCTGGGAGGTTCGTCATGGCAGCTGGAGGGCCCATAACCAATGGCACCTTCCAGATACTGTTAAAGTATGATGTGACACTTTCTGTGCCTGCAGCTCTTATAAGTGACTACCCTCAAGAGTCAGTTATACGAGCACCTACCACTACAAACTCAACAGTTGGACCAAATGGCGTTAACATGCCCCACACTGGATTTGTTACCGTTGGCTTGAACGAGGTCGTAAAATTAAGATATGACCTACTTCTGTCCACCGCAACCAGTCCAACAACAACAGTGGGGGCACCAGGTTCAGAACTTACCATTGTTCGTGCTGGTTCCATTGGAGTATTCACAACAGTCAACATCCAGGGAATCGGCGATGTCCTTTCATTTAGATTGGACACATCCCAACCAGAAGGCGTGACATACTATGTCCTAAGGTGGACGCTGCCGGGAGCTGGCCAAAGTTACATTCTTAACTATGTATCAGTGGCCTCATCTTCGGCACCCTTCACAGCTTGGGTAAATGCCTAAGGTGGGAGATCCTACTCGAATTCTTTATGAAATTGGGGAGAGTAGGAGTTAAATTCCATGTATGGATAGCTAGCGCTTGGCGCCATGCCCCCC